GTGTAACGCCTTTATTTGGGTTTTTAATGAAGTCTTTTAATGCTTCTATTATCCTTTGTCCTGACTTTATCCTAAATTGTGCATTGGCTTGTTGGAATAATATATTATTACTATCCCTACTTACACTGCCTGTGGGTATTTGTGGAAGTTTCTTTTTCAATCTCCACATATTATTTAAAGCAGACTCCATAGATGAAAACCTACTGCCATCGGGTTGTTCAAATGTATCATCATCAATTTTTTTTATGTATTTTTCAGCTTCTAATTTATATTTTAATTCACTTTCACTTTTATCTGATAAATCATATTTTTTAGAAATCATCTCATAAAAATCATCATAATTTCTAAAGTCTTTTATGTTTAAACTATCTCTATAAGCTTCTTCTCCGAAGCTACCTTTTGGCTTAGTGTGGTCTGAAACACGATAATATTCCCCGTTTATAATCCAATAATGACTTCCGTTTTTATGAGATACGTCTAACCTATACTTTATTTGTGCTTTATCAAGTATTTCTTTTAATACATTATGTTTTTCATTATTCGGAGTATCTTTAAATTTTTCAAGGTAATTTACATAAAGATTTCTACTTTCCTGCACCTTATTAGCACCATAAATGTATATCTTGCTATCTTCGGCAATATCCTCTGTTTCGCTTAGCATTTGTTCCCTACGTTGTTCAGGTGTCATTGTTAAGCGTTTCTGTGTGTTTCTGGCTTCTGCTTCTCCTGCTAAACTACGATACGCTTCATACTCTGCCGCTGATATTGTGCCTTCTTTCGTTAATTGCGCTGCGTATTTAAGCAAAAAATCATCTCTTTTTTTATCTATATCATCTATTTCTTTGGAAAATATAGATTTACCCTCTTTTATTAACTTTTCTCTTTCTGTTGTTAGTTCTTTCCATTTAGATAGATTTTTTACTGCATTAAGTAGTTTTAATTTGATATAATTAATACCGCTTTCTGTATTACCTCCCCTTGCAAACCCCTCTATATCTTGTATGGCGTGTTGGATTTCGTGAGCTAAAATACTATTCAATGTATTAATATTATCTAAATCCGCAGTAGATACAACTATCTTTTCATTTGCATATACTCTACCTAATCCATCTTTTTGAAGTGGTTGATAATATGCAGTTCCCTTTGGCTGTTCATCTCTAAATTCAATTATTATATCTCCTATTTCAGGATATGCTTTTGTTAAGTCAGTTAGATTATGAGCAATTTCAGATAATCTATATTTAGAACCATCTTCTACTGCTTCTTTTAATGGCAACTTTACAAATTTGCCATTTTTGTAAGCAACAATTTCTGTTCTTAATTTAAAATCAGGCAAATCATACTTCCACTTTCCATTATCTTTTGTGCGTTCCCAACCTGTCGCCAACCAAATTTCTTTTGGTGTTTCGCCTGCTGCTTCCATTTGTCGGGCAACATCTAAATTAGCCTTTATCTTAGGTAAGTTCTCTGCACCTACTTCGCCTATGATTTGTTTTAATGCTTTTTCATCAACTAAACTACTTTTACCTATACCTAACCAATCTTCTACGTTATCGTGTAATACTAATCCTGCCTTTTTAAGGCTGTTAAATAATGATTGAACAACAGAAGATACTGCCTTTATCATTCCTTTGTCTTGTATGCCAAAATCCTCTATCTGTTGCTCTATGCTTACATTTGGTGTTACTCGTGTTGTGCTTTCTTTGCTACCTTGTTGGCTTGTATAATTATCGTTTATTACATCATTTATAAAATCTTTTAAGGATTGTGACTGCTCTTTTGTCGCTAACTCTTTTACTACTTTATCTATTGCTTGTTCTATACTTAATCCTGCTTCTACCTCATCTGCTACTTTATTGAGTGCCTTAGATTTTAATGAATTTGGCAAAGTAGATGAAAATAATGAACCTTGATTATCTATATCCTCTGCTACATCTCTTAACTTGTTTATTACTTCTTGCTTTTGTTTTGTTTCAATAGGTGTGCTTTCCGTTCCGCCAAATAAAGATGGTTGGTTTTTCTCCGCACCAATTACAGAACTCTCTTTTAATAAATGCTTGGCTAATTTATCTTGCAAGGCTTTTAATTCAATCTTCCTTTTAGATAATTGATTGTTATAAATGCTATTGTATTTGTTTACATCATTGTTAAAATCTTCTTCTGCCTTTTGAATACTTTGCTCTTTATCTGTTATATTATTAAGACTTGCTATCCTTTCAATAAATTCTTTCTTTAACCCTGTCCACCCTGTTTTAATATCAGGCTTGACCTGTTTGTTTAGTTCGGTTATTTTTGCTTTTAAATCATCCCTTTCCTTTTCCCATTCAACTCTTGCATCTGACTTAATTTTTATTTCTGACAAATTCAAAGGTAGATTATTGTCAAATTTAACACTCGCAATGTTTCTATTTAATTTACTATTATCATCCAAAATTTCACGCTCTGTCGGTATATTGTCTTTATCTTTAATCATATACTCAAACAACTCGTTTTCGTGTGCATCTGTTAAATGTGGATTCCTACTTCTTATAAATCCTATTTTCTGTCCTATAACTTGAAAATTACTATTACTATCTCCCTCTGAACCCTCTAATGATTTTAATGCACCTATGGTTTTCCCTTTAGGATTTAAGTATGATAAGCTAATTATTTTCTTTGCTGTACCCTTTTGTTCGTTCTGTTCTGCTTCTGACAAAAGACTATTATAAGACCTACCCTTTTCTCTTTCTTTCCTATAATATTCAGCATTTTCTAAATCTGTTTGAAGTGTACCTAATTTGTTTGATTTTAATGCAAAATCCTTAGCTTGTTCAGGTGTTCCCTCAAAAAATGTCGCTGGGATATTTTTTTCTCCTCTACGTTTAAATCCCTCTAACCTACTGTGTCCACTTAAAACATATATATTTCCGTTGGGATGCTGATACACTACAATAGGATTAAATTTGTTCTTATCAAAATGTTTTGATACATTTTCGGCACTTCTTTCAGAAAAGGCATTATTTCGCCCTTGATATTCTTCTTCATTGGTTTTAATTTCTGAAATAGGAACAGAAACTACATCAAGTGCATTGTTGGTTAAGTCGTTAATTTTACCTAAGACCTTTTCTGCTTGTTCAGGATTTGTAACATTTTCTCCTTCATTTTCAATAGCCTTAACATTTGGCTCTTGCTCAATCTCACTTTCTCCTGTGAGTTTTGAGTTTGCAAATTCATTTTCGTTTTCATCTTCTACTATTTTTAAGTTATTTAAAACTAATTTTAACTCCTGTTTGTCGGTTTCTTTAGATTTAACTTCTGATTCATCTGTTGTAGAACTTTCAACCTCTTTACTTTTGGTAGTAGTAGTAGTTTTACCTGTTCTTGCTTTTTCAAGTTTTTCATAATATTTCTTTAAATCGTTTTCAAATTTGTTTAATACTGATAGTGCTTCTTTTTTTTCTTTAGGTGTAGAATTACTATCTCCTATATCTTTCCTTGATTTATCAATCCACATACTTGTATTTAACACCATTTGTTGTAACTTATTAGGTGCTAATTCAACTACTCCACTATCCATAGCCAAAAACGTATCTAATACTTCTTCCGGCATATTATCTATAACATCACTTGCGCTTTCTCCGTGTTCTTCCTTTATTGATTTATCTATATCTGTTTTTACTTCTTGATATTGCTCATTGTTTTCTATAATACCATCACTTCTTTTATTAAACTCTTGGTTGTTTTTTGCAATAGCTATATCCATTGACATATCTGCATCTCTAAAAGTACGTTTATTCCCATTTTCATCTTGTACTGTAACAGAAACTACGTTGCCATTATTATCTTGATTTACACTTTCTAATTTAAAATTATCACCATTAATAGTTAAATTGTCTTCTTCTAACCTAATTATTGGCTTTGGTATAGGCTTTAAAACTTGAATACCATTGTCTATTGCTGTACTATTGTAAAATTTATCATCTACTGATTTTCCTATTAATATTTCTTTATTGCCCGATTCAATGTAAACTTCATTTTCATTATTAGTTTTCAAAAGACCTTTTACTCCATCAAACTCAACTTCTTTGCCTATTGCATCTTTTACAGTTATTTCATTGTCAAAACCATCTTCCTTTTCAACCTCTTGCGCCTTGCTTCTTAACTTATTTGCAAGTTCTATTTTGGCATTTTTTTCTTCTTCGGTAGTTATATCGCTATTTTCTTCTTCTTGCTCTAAAATAGGCTCTGTGGCTGTTTGTGGTGCGGATTTAAGTAATATGTCGTTTATTTCAGAGGTCTTGTCCGAAAATATAGCTTCTTCTCTTTCTGTTAATGGCTCTTGATTTTTTACCTTGTTTGCTATATCATTTAATCTTTCTTCGCTTACACTACCTCTATTGATAAATTCTATATACTCTTTATCCTCAATATCGTTTGGTGTTGTTTCTTTTGTTGTTATTTCGGCTTCTTCCGTTGGTGTCTTTACTTCTTCTTTGCTTTGTTGCTCTTTGGCTGTCGGTTCTTCTTCTTTTGTAGGTGTTATTATTCCCTCAATCTCTTTATTTATATCCTCTAATAACGACTTGTTTCGTCTGTTTAATACATCATCATTGATTTTAGAAATCTCTTTTTTTAAATTATATTTCTTGGCTAATAACTCCGTTAATTTCTCTTTGTCTTTCTCTTTTATATTATCTTTTACAGAATTATATTGATTCGATACATCTTCAAGTGCTTTTACCTCAAAATCATAACGTTCTTTTGTTATATCGCCTTTCTCTAATTTATCATTAAGTGCCTCCGTAAACTCATTAGGTTTTTCTATCGCCTTAAATACTGCTAATCTCTTTTCATTTGGTATAGAACTCGCTGTTTCTATTGGCGAAAATAACAATGTAGATATTGATGTTATAATAGCTGTCTCTGCCACCTCTTTAGCATTAAAAAATGGCTCGTTTAAATCTTCAAAACCACTACCTTGTTTCTTCGCATTTTCATTATATAGCACTTCTACTCCTCGTTGTACAAATGGTTCTAATACTATTTCCTCTAAATTCTCTCCTGCTGTATTTTTTATATAGTCCTTGCCATATTTTATCGCTAAATCTGTCACCTTTAATTTGCCATTTAAAACTAACTGTATTTCCGATTTTGTCATCTTTTCTGCTATCTCCTTACCCACTTTTCTTGTCATAAGGTTTTTAGCAATACTCATCTCCATTGGATTTACTAAACTTACAGAACCTACTCCTAATGATGCTACTGTCGCAAAATCTCCTGCTTCTGTTGGACTTAGTCCTGCTTCTATACCACCCTCGTATAATCCACTATACATTTGAGCCGCCGCACTTGCTACTGTCGCTGCCCCATACGCTATCTCTGTTCCTAATAATGGTGCTGTTGCCCCCCCTGTTAATGTTGTTAAGGCTATCAATCCTCCCATATCTAATATGGTTGGAACACTCTTTGCTACCGCAGTTCCTACACTTATGTCTGATTTAACGTCTTTGTATTTATCCTTATTGTTCTCATATTTATTAATAATCAAAGATTGCGTTAAACCTCCTATGTTAAAAAATCTGTCGTCTGTAACCTTAGTAGGTTTGCCTTTGTCATCCAGTAAAACCCTATACCCATCTACTTCTACATACTTCTGTTTTATATCTCTTTGTACGTCTGATGCGTTTTGATTGGTTAATTCTTTCTCTTTTGAAAATTCTGTCGTTGCATCAAATATCTTATCAAAGAAATCATACTTATCTGCTTTCCCAAAAGGATTAGTGTTTTCTGCCATTTTAGGGTAAGATGCAATAGCATTTAATGTCCGTGCCATTAATCTATGCGATTCATCTTTTATGGCTGTTCCTGTATATGTTTTATCCTTGTTTCCTGTTATTAATTTTTCTGCCAATACAACAGGACTTAGATTAGATATTGCACCCAAAACATCACTTACTTTGCCGAAAAATCCTTTATCTAAAAACTCCTTTTTTTGTGTGTCTTTTTCAAATTGCTTTTGTGATGCTATGTCTAAAGTCTTTCTGTACTCGCTATACTCATCTTTAAATATCAAACCTCGTGCTTCTTCATTTACTTTATTCTGTTTTTCATTCAACAAAATATACGACTTAACTTCTGGTATGTTTTTATATGATTCTAATTGGTCTTGTATCGTTTTAATATTTTGTACCCTTTGATTAAGGTCGTTTTGTATCTGCTCTAATTCTTCTCTTTTTAAGTTAAAGTCATAATCGGCATCTGACTTGGATAATGTTCCATTTTTTACCTTAGTAGCAATGGATGTTAATTCTGTCTGTAATTGATTGGCTCTTTTCTCTTTGTCTTTTTGATACTCATTAAATGTCGCAATAGTTTGGTTTAGCGACATTGATGTCTTAGTGAGTTTACCTAAAAAGTCCGCACCTAATTTGTCTTTTATTACCTTTTCAGAATCTTCTATCCTTTTGCCTATTTCTTTAGAATAAGTAGTATAATACTTGGATTCTCTGTTAAATGCTTGAACATTATTATTCTTGTCTGATTGTTGTTCAAAAGATAACTGTTCTTGATTTTTACCTTGATTTACTCTAAATTTTACTGTTTCAGGTGTTGCATCCAATATCTGTTGTGTGGTCATTACTGAAACTACACTTTCGGGGGATGTGCTTTGTTGAACTTCTTTTAGCTTGTATATATATGCTTTTTCAGTAGGCGACCATACTTTTACCAACCTACTTTCTTCTTTAGGTGTTTCTTTTTTCTTTAATTGTTCTTGCTTTAATGGAACTTGTGGTGTAGGTTCTTTTGCTTTCTCAAAAAATGGCTTATCTTCTTTCTTATAAACCAAATCCTGTACCTCTTGGTTTACATCAAATATCTTGTGTCCAATATTGTTTGTCGGTGTAGATACGTTTTTCGATGGTAATACTGAACTTGATGTGGATTGGGAAGTATTTTGTGTACCATTCGCAGAAGCTGTGCCACCAAATTGTGTATCTTCTTTTTTTTTTAATGGCTCACTATAAATAGATTTTAGTTTTCCTAAATACTCTTGATTAGAAAAACCACTTTGTTTTGCCGCTTCTTCATAGAATGAACTTGGCAATTTATCTAAATAATCGCCTACGCTCATCTTGCTTAATTTAGCCGCTTCTTTGATTGCCTCTTTTGAAAATTCCATCCGTATTTATTTTTTTTCTATTCTAATATAGGAAACCCATTCGATGTTGTTCCAACCACACTTACACCACCGCTATTACTTGTCTTTGTTTTCGTGTTTACTTTTATTGGTTTATTATTTCCCTTATCTGTTTCATCGTCTATGTTGTAATACTTACCACCTACTTGTATCGGTGTTTCATATCCAAACCCTGTTGTTTTTGCAAAGTTATCAAAATTCTGTTGTGCCATACCTGATAATTCCCTTCTTCCTTCCTCGTCTATACTTCCATCTGAATTTTGAACCCTGATAGTATTTATATTACTTGCCTTGCCATACACATTTCCCTCTATCTTCTTAGTAGGATTACTCGCATCATAATAATCAAATGATACATATTTTTCTCCTGCCTTACCTCCATTTACCTTTGAACCATCTACATATCTCGGTCTTGCTACTACTGTTTTTTCAACTGTTTTATCACCTGATTTTGTCTGTATAGTAGTCGTAAACATACCATTAGATATTGAACTCGGCTGTGCAAAAGAATAAGCCGACTTATCCCCCGTTACCAATCCATCTATAAACTGCTCATAGCCACTACCCATTGTTGTATTTAATACCTTGAATTGTTTCTCGTTTATATCTAATTCTCTTCTTTTTAACGCCTCTTCTGCCTTGTTTGCTCTTATTTTTTCCGCTAATTCTGCTTTTTCTATTTTAACCTTTTGTATCGCTTCTTCGTCTAAATAAGGCATTGTTATTTGTCTTGCTTGTGTTTCTACAAACTCATTTATTGCTTTTTCTCTTTCAACAGTGTCTAATATGTCAAAATCCTTAACAGGCATTTGCATTAACCTTTCTTTTGTAGATTTTTTATACTGCTCTCTGTAATTTAATATTTCTTTAATTTTATCATCTAACGTCAATGCATTAAAATACGCATTATCTAATTTACTCTTAAATTCTGTTATCCCCTTGCCATCTCTTATGTCTGTCGGCATATCTAATGTCGTTTTAAGCTGTGGCATACCCGATATTGACTTAGCCATGTCTTCGGTATATTTCGGATGGTCTAAATAAAATTGTTTAGCTTCTAACAAAGATGCTTTAGTATATTTTTGTGCATCTTCGGGTTTCATATTAAGTATCTTGTCTGCTTGTGTGCCATACGTTGTACTTAATTGCGCTTGTTTCTCTGTGTCGTGCTGTTTCTTTACCCATTCCGCAACTGGCTTTTGGCTCATGTCTTTAAGGTTATATCCTCTACTAAGTAAATCAACACCCTCATCATATATGTCTTTTACTTTAGGATTAAAGTGTTCTTGGTGTCCTATCCAATAATTAACATCCCAATCTTCTAACGCTTTCTGTTGTGCCTCTTTTTGTTTTTCTAAGGCATCTTTTTGTGCCTTAGCTTCGTCTTGACCTCTTTTTAAATACTCTAAAAAATAAGCTGGTGCATCGCTCTTTGGCAAAATATACGCTTCACCCTTTCCTTCTCCAAAAGGCGAACCTAAATACGTTAAATCCCTTGTTTGTGCCATTTTCTATTTAATATATTTTTATTCAAATGGTGTTAATCCAAAAGCCATCTTGCCTAATGCTCCACCCATAAACCCTTTAATGCCTTGCAGTCCCATACTTGGTTTTATAGTATTCAAAACCCCTGTCGCTCTATTATTTACTCTTCCCGTTATGCTTGTTTTAGGGTTGGTCGGTTCGGTTGATGGAGCTTTACTTGAACTTGCTAATGATGCACCCATACTTCCTATACTATCAATTCCAGAATTTATATTTTGCATACCTGCATTTATTTTAGATAATGCAGATTGTCTTTTTTCTTGGAATGGTATATTGAAGTTATAATCAAATTCTTTGTCTGAATAATCTGAAAGAGTAGATAGTGCATCTATACGACCCTGTTCGGATGCCAACCTTTGTTGTGCAGATTGAACACCTAAATTATTCATAGCATTATTCTCATTGATTTGTGCCTTATATATATCCGCAGAACTTCCAAAATCAGAAGCCGCTTGTAGTGCATTTGCTGTTGATAGCCCTATGTTTTCTTCCATTTGACGACCTCCTGCAAGTTCAGGATTAGCATATCTTAAAGCTGTTAAACGACCTATTTCTTTCGCTTCATCGGGTCTTTCATATACAGGTCTTACTAAGGCTCTTTTTTCTTTCTCGCCTTGTTTCTTTTGGACAGCTCCCATTATCATCTTGGATAAACCGCCTATGCTACCCATTACACCTCCTGCTATTGCCATTGGATTCATATTCTTTCTATTTTATTGTTGTTTGTGAATCAGACATTTCTATATTTAATAAATACAATATTACTTCTTTTTTGTCAAAATTTCTAAGTTTTATTAACATAGTATTTCCCTTTAACACTTCACCTCTTAGTAACGCTGTAACCTCCCTTTGTATTTCTTCTTCTATGTCATTAAAATTCTTATCTTTCATATTTCTTCTAAAGTCTGCCCTCCAATCTCCCTCTTGTATTTCAAAATGTTGTGCCGATAATTGACTAATTTGTATGTCGTCATTTCTTAATCCATACACTTCTATTCCCTTTTTTTCTGTGTAAAACAAAGCATTAGTTATTTCTTTTATCTTCCAAAATATCTTCTTGGCGTTTGGCTCTAAGTTAACTACTGCATCTACTCCACATTCATATCTTACTCCATAAAAAGAACACCTTGATTCATTGGTATTGTGCAACCATAAAGCACCATTTTTAAAAGAAACAAACCCTCTTTGTACAGGACATACCATATCTGGAATATAGCTATATGTTGTCATCCATCTGTTTTTTCTTACTTCACCTCTAAGCGTATTATTAAAAGATATTGTAATATTTAATGATGGAATACTTACAATTAGTTCGTCATTATCTCTATCATAAGAAGAAAATACTTTTTTGTCAGTTTGTGCAAGTAATAACTTTGATATATTAGAAAAATATGTATTAGCATCATAATCAGAAATATCAAATATTCCTGAATATTGATACCTCCACCATACCCCTTTGGATATATCCCAAGCATACAATTCTCCATTCTCTATTGTTACAGATTCTGGGTTTTGTGTTCCTCTTTCCTCTTTTATTGGTAGTCCTAAATTGGCTATCCTATTGCTTCGCATAATTTGACTACCCGAACCATCTACCTCATACGTTTGTGTAGCATTGATGTATATTGGAACTGTCTTGTTTTTGCATACTGCAAGTAATACATTTGCTGTATATCCTAAGTACATAACACCACCAAAGGCTCTATCTATTTCGCTATTTAGGTTGTCTTTTACAAAATCTGTATAATTAAATCTGTTTAATTGGTTTATGCTTGTTTCAGGCATATATCTACCCGAAAACCGAACCCTACTTGTGAAAATAATCTGTCTAAAATCTTTATCCTCAATATCTAATCTACCTATGCTCTGTACTCTACTTTCTGCTATATTTTCTCGTAAATACTCTGTTTCAAAATTTCCTTGTTTATACTCCTTAGTGTCTATTGGTGGAGGATTTGGTGGCGTAAAACTTCCATACTTTATAATAGGCATTATTCTTGGCGTGTAATATACGTCTCCTTTTGTTATAGTGCCTTTTGCAGGTTGTAGTGATGTTTGGTTTTGCCCCTCTATGCCTCCTTTATGGTAGCCATTCTCAATGGCATAGCACTCCGAAATTTCATAAAATATATCTTGTGTGTTCTCGCTCTTTGGATTCCATATTTCTATCATTATACCTTTTTCTAACTTAGGCAAACTAATATCGTTTTTTATAACAAGCGATGTAGATTCAAGTAACGCATCTAACCTATCATTCTCTACCCTAAAGTCATAATACTTATCAAACCAATCTCCATTGGCATCTTTCATTAATGTTATTCTGTCGTTTGTATTAAACTCCCAACTTAATATACTCCCTGAATTTTCATTTTGATAATCTACTAAAGATTGTAAAGAAAAATATATCTCTGTCGCATCTCCACCCTCATACGTTGTTTCTGTTACTGTTTGACCATAACTCTTAACGTATTTTACTTCACTTATAAATAACTGTAAGAATTTATTGTATATAGGATTCTTTATTCTTACTATTTGAAACATCTTTGCCCAACTCGGTGGTAAGTGGTTTATTTCCCAACTAACCATTGGAAGCCCTTTGTTTCCATTGGCTTCTGTCCAAAAAGGAATATATGTCTTTAATTTGTTTTCATCTGTTTGTACTTTCCCACTTCTTCCGTAATCATCATAATATTTAACACCTAACCAAATATTGTTTCTATGTTTCCAAACTCCATTTCCTTCCGTATTGACTACTACCGATGGTATAGTTATATTGTAAATGTTTTCTCTATTATAGCCACCATATTCGCTTAATGGATTGATTCTGTAATTTACATCGTTTACCTCTATTTTAGGGCAACATCTATTATTGGAATACAAATAAAGCGTACCTGCGCTTGTGGGTTCTTCATACGATGAATACAATAAATATTTAAACTCACCATCTGCTTCACTTATTGCTGTTCTACCTCTATGCGATGAAACAACTGTAACACCACCTACTCCGTTTCCATTTTGGTCTGTTATTTTGCCTTTTATATAAGTAGAACGATATTTTGTTATGTCGTTATCGTGGTTATAAACTATGTAAAAATCAACTCCATCGTTTAATCCTTTTATTTCAGTTACTGTCGTAAGTGAACCTCCATATAAATCCATTAACATACCTTTGTATGCTTGTTTGCCTATGTCATTAAAATATTTATCGTTGCATTTAAAAGTAATATTTCTTAATACAGGATGCTTTGCCGCCTTTATAGAAACTCCTACAAAGAAAAACCCATTATGGTCGGTTCTCCCTTTCGGTGAAAGCAAAAAAAACTTTAAAAAATTTGATGTAAAATCTATGTGCAATAATTCCACCCTCGCTCCTTTCTTTATCTCATCTATGCTTCCTTTGGTTTCTGAAAATTCATCAAAACAATAACCTGCCGCACAGGTGCTTTTACCATCTGTATTGACTGTTAAATCAACTATATCAAAAAAACCATCTATCTCTACCTTATCGCCTATTATATCTGTGTCAACTTCTATCTCTGTTTTCTGTACTCCGTTTATCTTATATAAATAAGTAGATGTTTTTTGCCACTCAATACCATTGTTTATATTGTGCATAGAACCATACCTATCATCTGGCGAAACTAAATTACTTGCTATCCTTACTATATACTTACTTCCTTTGGGTACGTTTTTTATCTCAAAGGTACTGTAACACTCGTTTTTTGCATTATTAATATAATCCTTTAAATCGCCCAAACTATCCATTTTAAAGACATTTGTTTCACTGCCTCCAATAATCCCTATTATCGGATTTTGTACAGATATAGCATAATGATTAGTTCCTGCTAAATATGTAACAAATCCCCCCATAGGTATTTCTTGCTTGTATGCCGCACATACATCATTATCAGGCTTGTTTGTGCCTATTTTTAAGTTTCCGGCGTGTCCAAAATAGTTTTTCTCGCCATTTGTACTCCATATCGGTTGCCAATCAAAAACGTACCCATGTATAAGTCCTTCTGCCGATAATCCTTTTTTCATCAAAGATTGAACCCTAATTTTACCCTTTATAGTAACATATTCTTGTGCGCATTCTTCCTTTTCTTTATACCTTATATCTACTTTTGCATCTATACAGTTTAAATTATCATAATTCTCTTTTGTATATCCTATATAATTTCTATCATCTACCGATGACTTACTTAATGCATTGATAGGAATGTAGTCATAAGGTCTATATGCATCATCATCACTAATTACAGGATAAGAACCATCGTTTTTAAATTGATATTTTTGTTCAGGAAAATCAATATCACAAACTTCTATCTTCTTTACAGATTTAAAATGCCCTGTGTTGCCCTCTCTGACCAATATTTCAACGTATTTTATATCAGATAGGTATTTTTCTTCACTCAAAATATCACTTGAAAAATCAACCTCTATTACGTTATAAGGACTAATTAAACTTCCACAAATCAATGGCGATGCGCCTACTTCTGAAAATGGCGATAATGTACTTTGTTGGTTATCCCAATAGGTATATCTTGTAGCAAACTGAAAAAACTTGCCATCTATGTAGTTGTAGTTGTAATCTTCATCTACAATAAGATTTAGTTTAGGACTATATAATGGTGGTCTTTTCCCTAAGTTGATACTGTACTCATCCCAATCTTTATGATACCTATTTTGTGGTAGGTTGTAGAATGTATCGCTTGTGCTATATAATTCAAACCAATAATCTCCTACATAGTTGAATTTTGTATGTAGTTTGCATCCTCCACAGCTATCTACTACTACATAGTTTTTTAGAATAGAATCGTTATTTATGGCAGAAGCTAACCTATCGTATAAATCGGTCTTATTGTTTATATTGTCAATCGTATTTATTAATACTTGTTTGTCTGCTACTAAACTTCCTTTGTAGTATATTTTTACCTTATAAACTACTCCTGCTTTATTAAAATCATTACTTGATACAATAGATGAAAACTCTACTTGTTTATTATACAAAATAGCTCTTTTTTTATCTACATATCTTAATGGATTACCTATAATATCATTACCATTTTCTATGTTGTCTGTCCATTGTAAGTATCGGTCATCTATAAGTGTTGGTTGTGTTATTAACCATTCTTTATTAAAGTTAAAATTACTACCCAATAATACCTCGTATATAGTGTTTGTATCTAATTCGTAAGTAAGTATTCTGTGGTTTTCATTAGAGTTCCATAAAAAATAATCTATACTTCTTTTTTCTTTGTTTTCTAATCTCCCTATAACCTTATTTTCTCCACTTGGTAATTCATACTCAACAAGAACATTGCCTTTAACATTAACTACACCACCCCAATTACCATTGGTTGTTCTTGTGTTTCTCATATTAACCATAAACCGATAATCTCCTTTTGGTAAATTATCAAGTTTTGTGTCAAAATTTAAACCACCCTCAAATGTTATATCTTGATTTATTCTTGGCATATTATCTTACAAAGCTTAAATGTTTATATCCAAATATTGCAGATTCTAATTCTTCTTTTGTTAATCTATTAAGCAAACGTACCACCGCCCTTTCTTCCGCTTCCGACTTACTTGTATAATACTGTTTATATCTCGCATCTCCGTATCTTGCTAATATTCCATACTCTAACATACTCCATAGCTCCAAAAGAACTACTGTCGCTCCATTGGACTTTTGAATTGAAGATTTATACATTAATATAACTTCGCTACCGTGTTCTATATTGCTTTGTGGGTCAAACACTATTCTGTTTTTTTCCAAATCAATATTAAACCACCCTGCATAGGTTTGATATGGTCTTGATGAATAATCTGTATAAGGTAAAGGATTATTGTCGTTGCAATAATAATTAGCAAAAGAACAAAAAGAACAAGTGCCTGATTCTAACACTACTCCACCATCACTTGTTGCTACTGTTGTGTTTGTTACATCTGTACTTTCACAAGTACAACAACAATCTACTATATCTTTTGGATTACATATTTCCGCATTATAATAAAAACTATGTATATGGTTATTAATACAATCTCCTACTTTTATAGGTTTTACACAATCACTTGGTAAATCAACTGTATAAATATTAGAGACTTTAAGTGTTGTAGAACGATAATATGGCGTTTCGTGAAAAATATTAAATCGCTCTAACATCCTAACACATATCTTCATTATTTCTACATACTTTTTATGTTCATAGTCCTCAACTACTTCACATAAATCTCTAACAACTATATCTAATGTTCTGTATTTCATTATTTATTTATTGTACATTATTACCTGAATCATCTCTATTATAATTCTCTATCTTGTCTTGTGGCATACTCCTTTGTCCTATAAACCAATCATAAGTATTGTTAATTACTTTTTCCTCTAAACCTATCGGTATTGGTGCTTCATCATCATCTGTTAATGCATCAATAGAGGCTATCATAGATACCAATACAGTATTAACCATTGGCGATATATTCTTAAAATAAGCACGACTACCCTCTACCCAAAAGAATACCTTGTTGTCAAAATATTCTTCATAACCATTAACTTGTGTTTTGTTTTTTAAATAGGCAAAATCAACATCTCCTTTCATTGGCATTATAGATTTTAAACCATAACTATCTAATATAGCAATAGGCTTACTTGGAAAATCCACATACTTTAAATCTCGCCTTTCATTTTTCTTTACTTCTACATCCTCAAATACCTTTATAAATTGGTCGGGCAATAAGGATAAGGACTTCTCTAAGGAACGAATAGATATATTATTAAAATACTGCTCCCTTATGGCTGTATTTATAGCAGATGGTAGATAGCTTTTAATATCTACTCGCTTAACATCTACATCAGGAGATAATCTACCGCCTGATATTCGTTGATATATTAGTTCTATTATTATTCCTAACTTCATTTATTGTCGTTTATCTGCATTTTTGCTTGTGCAAATTGTACTAATTCATTGTCTCTTATCTCTATTCCTTTGTGTAGTAACATTATATCTATTATCCCTACCATCTCACTTTCTTTCCACTCTAAATCTTTTGATGTGGCAGAATTATACACTTCCATTTCTCTTACTGTATCTACAACAGTCGAATAAACTCCAAAAATAGGCTGTCTTAAATATTTAAAAGTTACACTACCTATTAACTCCATAGGTCTTATTCTGAATTTATCCGACATTTGAACCCAATATAACAACTTGTTTTCAAGCGATGGCTTTCTTATGGCAGAAGCTAATGTATCTCGCTCCTCATTGCTTTGTAGTTTATCCATTAACACTTCCTCCATTGTAGAAGTACAATCTTCTTTTGATAAAGCATACTTATACGCCATTTCTAAAGGATGTCTATAATCAGTAGGAATACTAACATATCCATTTTTAATAGGTAAATCTGATTCCTTGATAAACACCGCTAAAGCATCGGATATTTTTTGATTAACTTCATAATCTTTATAGTAAAACTCATACAAAATATTCTCTGTATCTCTTAAATCTCCATTGAAGTCCGATACAGATGAATACCCTGCTTGGTTTTTTCGTGACAAAGCATCGTTTACCCTCTTAAATATGTATTCAACACTAATCATTGATACCTAATTTTGCTTCTATTTTGGCTAATCTTTCTTCTAATGACTTGTTCTTAACATCTAATTCTTTAATGGCATTTAACATAGCATAAAATAACCTGCCCTGCTCTACCATTTTAAAATCTTCTATCGTTACTTCCTCGCCATCCTCATTCGTAAAAGAAAACATTTTTTCCGTAACCGCATTTGGTATTATCTTCTCTAACTCTTGTGCTATAACACCTACTATCTCTTTTCCACTCTTATATACGTACTCAAAAGTCTTTGTATTTATCTGTCTTATTGCATCTAATCCTACTTCATAATCTTTGATATTCTTCTTCGCTCTTATGTCTGATGTAAACTGTGTAACACCTCCTGCATTTTGAACATCACCCATAAACAAATTGTCATCTTCTGCTCCATCTTGGTATATACCATAACTGTTTGTAAATGTTCCTGCCGGTGCTTCGTCTAATGCATTGCCCTTGCACCCTCCTATATATTGCTGTATAAATGTGGTGTATTGATTCCACGCCTGTCCATTGTTACCGACTGTTACTGTTGCATGGTTGGCATATTTACTTACTGTTACTTTATTGGTGGCGTGTCCTGAATTTAAGTTCGTTCGGATTACCTTATTCCCTATAAACCTTATTCCTGCACCAGCATCAACTGCATTTAATGACCTATTTGCATCGTCTGTTGTTATCTGTAATTGTTCAAGAGATTGGCATAATAAACTACCAAATTGTATCGTTTGATTAGCACTTAATTCTATTACAGCATTTTGTGCTTCATTAACTAACCCATTGCCATTTGTTAGGGTATAGGCGTTTAAATGTATAATTCCTTGTTTTCTTAAAATAGAAAATCCATTAGGTGCTTCATAATTTGATGGCATTTCGTGTGCAGAATATTCTCTTTCTGTCGTTGCCCCCACTAAGCCACCCGACCTAACACTAAATGATGCTAATTCGTCAAAATCTAACTTGTAACTACCACCTCCATCTATTTCTGTATCTTCGGTTAAACCGCCACCTAATTTTACTTTATCACCAACTACACCTGTTCCGCTTAGTCCATTTTCTACCAAAACTCCACTTACACACGCTTTATCTACTAAAGCCTGTGTTATTTCTGTATCAGTTGCTGTTGGTGCTGTTCCTAAACAAGAAACATCTACACCACTGTACATTGACAATCCAATATCAGGTATTAATAATGGACTTGGTGCTTCATATATTACTGTTCCACACGTATCTCCTGTTGCTGATTCTGTTATTACCCACATTACTACTCTTATGTGATGCCAATTTGTATCTACTGCATCGGGAAAAACAAACGTAGTAGGTGGTGTAGCACTATTGTTTCCTGATATTGGTGCGTAAGTGTGTATTGCTACGTTAGATGCATCTTCTACTGATATAAAATACTGCACACTTACTGGTGCATTGGTAGAATAATTTGTTTGATTGGACAATAATAACGTTAATGTAGTACCATCAACTTGTGCATCTAACACATAAGATGCATTAACTGTGGCACACGAAGCCGAAGTTGTAGGGTTTACAACTACTGTTATTGTCGCAGTAGAAGTTTGTCCGTAAATATCTTCTATCGTATATTGAAATGTTTCAACTCCTGTAAAACCTCCATTTGGTGTGTATTCTATCTTATTGCTTCCTGTTATTACCGCTACTCCATTTATAGGCGCAGTTGATATGGTTGTTGTTATTCCTGAATTTGAAAAATCATTCAAAAATTGCTCTATTGATACCATTACACCCTCTGTTGTAGCATAGTAATCATTTGTCGCAACAGGTGGCGCAGGTGGTTCACAAGCTCTGTTTATCAGCTCTTGTAACACATCTTTAAAAGTATTATTAGGTGCTACAAGTCCTAAACAAGCTGGATTTATTGTCGCTAAAATAGATGCTGTAACATCGTCAATATCAACCGATAAATCAAATTGCTTTGTATAGGCATCTGGGGCTGTTTCTGTTACGTTTACCGAACCATCTAATGAAACTACATTTACTTTTTTTAATGCGTTATATACGTTTAAAAACGATGCTGAAAGTGATATTGTATATGTAGTAGTACCACCTGATACCGAAGATATTACTGTAATAGGACTTGAACCTACCACGTTTATATTATTTACAGTAGGGAGTATTGCTTCTATTAAAGTTGGACTTGTACTGTTACCACACCCACAATCACATCCTAATAGTTCTTTTAGTTTATTGTAATGTTCTACTACTTTTGTTTTATTTCCACAACTTCTTGCAACCTCCATAGATATATACTCCATCTCTATTGTAGAAACAAAATCGTGTAAATCTACATTGTTGCCTAAACCACCTCTATCACTCGCTTGTTTCTTTACCTTTTCTAATGTTTGTGTTATGCAACTATATAGCGCACACAAATTAATACTACAAGTAGCTTCTGCATTATCATACACATCTACATATTCAATAGTCTTAAACTCAAAACCACCTACTATATCCGTATGTGTTACTATCGCTACTAAATGCGCCTCCCATACTCCACTCCATAATGCATCTGAATTAACATAATTATTAGTTGTAGAATAGGTACTCGCAACTGTTCCATTAGAATATTTTGAACCCAACGGTGGTCTAAGTGTTAATACTCTTTCTACTTCACTCCCACTTGCATATTCCGTTCTATCATAGGCTGTTGCTACCGCAGAATCACAATTTATATCTATTTCTAAATCGCCATTTGTAACATTGTCACAATCATCATCACATATTAATACAGATACTTCTTCCGTATTATATACTATTGTACCACTTTGTTCTACAAAATACTGAATCTTATAATAACCACTTAATAAATTGCCTAAACTATCTAATGGAACTGATACAGAATCAAACACCATTGATACATCTTGGTCTATGTCGGGTGTCGTAACGTTCCCTAAGTGTAATACTGTTCCTGTTGGGTTTATTATAGAAAAATATCCCTTTAATGTAGTTAAGTTCTCGCCTGTATAATCTGTTACATCGGTAAAGGTTATTTTTCGATAATCTGGATTAGGTACTCCATTTATGTCTTTTGTAGATAAATCTATTGTTGCTTTAAATTTTATCGCAGAATTACTTAGCATCTTTATTCTTTTTTTCAAAATTAAACAAAAAAGCAGACTAAAAAAATAGTCTGCCATTCATAGTTTTAAAAATATCATTCGCTACTCAATACTCTTTAATTTATCAATATTATCTTCCGCCCATTTTAAAAAATCACCTACCCAATGCTTCTCGTCTGAAACCAATAAATCACCACCCTCCGATTTAGGAACTTTCTTGCCCTCTTTATAAATACTTACAGTTTTAAGAAGTCCTGAATATCTTACTACTTCTTTGTCTATAAGTCCTCTTGCTATTACTCCTGCTTCGCTTACTTCTTTATGTTCTTCTGTAACATCACTCGGTTCTTTTTCAATATTATTTTGACGAGATTTTGATACCGATTTTGATACCGATTTGTCATTCAAATAATAAGTTTTTAACTCGTCATATAGTTTATAGTTTGATACCAACTCCCTTAATAACACTTCAAACTTATCTTCCCCTTTCTTCACATCTGCAATAGGAAATCCTTTTTTGTCGCCTATGTTTACTCGCCATTCCATTCTACCCGAAAACTCGTGGTATGTCAAATAGTTTTCATCTATAAATCTTTGTGCATCTGAACGAACATTTACATCTTGCGAATTATAATCCCTTAGAAACTTCGTTAAATCCTTTTCCGCTATCTCTAATACTACTAATCTAATTTCTTCTTCTTCCATAAGGTGTGTACCCCTATGTCCTGTGCTTTGTAAGAAATTAGTTAGCCTATCTAAATCCTCTGTATTTAAAATCTTGTTCTTCCACTCCGTTGTTTTTCTTAAACTTGCAATATTAGAACTTGCAGATTTAACTACATTGTTTAATGAATACTTGTCGCTTTTTGAAAACTCTGATGTTCCACATTCAGGATATAACAACATATAAGCAACTAAATCTAAATTGTCTTTTGATACAATTTTTGAACGACCTTTTATATACAAATCCTTATCTCTTTCAGGGTCTAATACTTGCTCTGAAAAACCGCTTTTGTTCGCTATAACCAATCTTCTACAATAACCATAAGTAATAGATTCTCCGTTCATTGTTACTGTAAAGCTATTTTTTAAAAAAGTCTTATTGGGGAAAACGTGAAGTTTCTTGAAAAAATCCCTTTTGCCTTTTATCACAAACTCAAATGAGTTCTTTTTATATTTCTCTATATCGTACCCAAGTGAGGTAGATACAATCTTTTTTAGTTCTTCTGTATTTAATTGCTCAAATGAGCCTGTACCTTTCTTAATAACTAACATTTTTCTTAATTTTTATTGTTAATAATAATAATAAAGAAAGAGGTGTTTCTTTACACCTCTTTCTTTTAATAAATATTCTAATTAGGATAACCTGCAACAAATAAGTTAGCCGCACCTGCCCAAGCACCAAACTCTCCTCTGAAATGTACTCGTTGTACATCAAAATCATCGGTTGGTTTTTTAACTAATACTTGTCCTGCACTACCTGTTTGGAACATCTCTACCTCACGGATATATGAGCCTTTTTGTGCATAAACATAACCCCAATATGGCATTTCTGTACCATTGTACTCTGAACCAAATTGCTCTGTTAGTTTTGCTTGTGAAGCCATATTTTTAAATGTTCCTAATGGCATTAATAAATACATATCTTTGTATGTATAAGAAGTGCCACCCAACATTTCAGGGTCATCAAAAGAGGTCACATTTTTAAAATGGAATTTTCGTGAAGATGGCATTAAACTTAAAGATTGGAATCCCACTTGAACTGCCAACCCTTCTTGATAATCAGAATCCATCACGTTTCCGTAAATTTCTCCTTTAACGTATTGGTTGTTTGTATCGTCTTTAACATAGTCTTTTAACACTTCTCTAATTTGTTGACCAAACGGAGAACCATAAGCCCATACATAGTTATATGGTGCGCCCTCCGCATCAAGTGTATCGTTTACCGCATCTACATCCCCAATAGCAAACGCTCCTGTTGTATAAGGAATTGTGTTGCCGTTTTGAAATGCAAACGGATACAATCCTTGTGTAGTACGAACTTGAATACCTGTCAAATTAGGCTCAACTACTGTACTATCTGTTTCAAAGAAATTGTCGTTTAGTGTGCCGAAACAAATCGCACCATCTCTTGCTATTTTTAATCTGCGCTCTGCATCTTCTGTGCCTACCAACTCAAATGCATTCATTTTCTTACCATCAAATTCAAAAGGAAAGTCTTGAAGTTGATAATTACGAACCATAGACGAACCTGTACGAGAATCATCATCTTTAATGATTTGTAATTGGTTTTTATAGGTTGCCCAACGTGGCGTTAAGGTTTGTCCTTGTCTGCTACCCTCTGCATAAGCATTAGAGATTATACCTACTGTCGCTCCTGCTCCTGCACCTGCTCCACCAAGTAATGTAAGTAAGTTTACAGTAGAATCGTCTGGCTCAACTGTGATTTCTTGTGTTCCTACTGGTGCATTGCTTATGTTAGTAATCCAACCATTCACTATGTTTGTATCACCTATTTGGAAGTGTACAATTTGTCTTAAACGTGCATAAGATGACTTTATATTAAAAGTAGGGTCTGTATAAACAGTTGTAGGGTTTAATTGAAACGTAATAGGCGCACCTGCTCCTCCTGCTCCTTGATAACCTGCACCGCTTACCACTAATGCATTTACTGTTCGCTCTTTTTCAAAATGACCATACTGTCCATGTTCTCCTGCTAACACAGGAATTTGAAACCCTAATAATTTAATTAAATCACTAAAGTAAAACCTCCCTGAATTAGGATGTCTGTTTATTGCATTAGGCAAAAAGACGGGTTTAAACATTTCTCTGTCAAAACCACTAATTAGCTCTGTGTTCCAAGTGCCTACATTTACTGCACCGGGTTTTAAATTAAAAGGAACTGCTACTGGTGTTCCTGCTATTGAATATACTGATACCATTTTTTTGTTTTTTAAAAGTTATAAATTTTTTTTAACGATAGAAACTTCCAGATTTATTTTCTTCTCCTGTTATTCTACCTTGTTCCCTCTTAATTTTTATTCCCGAATTATTATCAGTAATTTCTTTTATGACTTTTGATGTATTATCTTCTATGATAGTGCTTATAATCTTGTTAAAATTTCGACCAATATAAGTTTCCTTTGCAAGTTTAACTATTGCATCTATGTTTTCTTTGGTTGTATCTGCTGTGTTTTTTATAGCAAAATCTACCGCATCTTTATAGATAGTGTTTAACTCTTTCTCGTCTAAGGGAATGTCTATTGAGTATTCTTTCTCGTCTTTAGATTGGTGTGAAAATTTTAATTTACCAAACGTGTTGTCGATTGCACTTTTAAGGTCAGGATTTTTTTGCCAAGCGTTAGTTACTTTTTGTTGAAACTCTACTTGTTGTTGTATTACTTCTTCTTGTGAAGAAATACCATCATAAATATCTTTCCTTTTGTTTTTTATTCCATCAAAAGCCGACTTGCTTTCTTTTTCAAGCCTTGCTTCTATGATAGAATATTTACGTTTAGCTTTTTCGACTTCAATTTCATATTCAGTATCTACACCCTCTTTTTCCAAAAACTCTTCAAAAGTTGGGTAAGAATCACTGATTAATGTTTTGGCACTTTTTAAACTTATACCATCTGTTAGCGACATTGATATTGCCATAGCCTCCCTTTTGTCCATTTTATCCGTGTCCATTAGGGATAAATCTATAAACATTTTTACTTGTTCGGGTGTCGCATTTGACTTTAATAAAGAATTAACCTCTTTAACAAAATCATTAACGTAAGCATCTTTCTGTGGAATATGCTCGGCGTACCGACTTTTTTCCGCATAATTTTCATCAAAAGTTTCAAAGAACTGCTGTACTTCGGCTACATCTTTAAATCTCCCACCTGTCGTGCTTGATATATCTAATGTGCTTTCGGGTTGCTCTTGTATTTGTTGTGATGTTGGTTCTGTCGTTGTTGTTACACCTGTAACTCCACCTCCGCCTTCAACATCATCATTGAAATATAATCCTTTCATTTTTCTTAATTTATCTTAATAATACTACAAAGTAAATATACTTTTATTAAAAAAACAATAGTCTGTATTTTTTTTATTGAGATATGCTTTGTTGGTTTTGACCACCCCCTTGTGGTTGTGCTACTCCTAATCCATACATATTGAACTGCCCTACACTATCTTTTATACCCTCTGTTATTTTTAATAACATATTTCTTTGTACCTCATTGTCTAATACTCCATCTTTTAAGTCTGCTTTTATGGCTTCTAAATTAGCATCTTGTATAAATTCTTGATAAGACAATGCTGATTTAGATGCAAACTCAACCGATAATGTTTTTCTGTTTTCTTCCCCTGCTACCACTGCCGCTTGTTGGTTTTGCATACTTGCGTGTTCTACATCTTTCTGTTTGCGTATCATGTCCAACTTCTCTTGTTCTTTTACTGCTTTTGCTATCATAAGTTGAGCTTTAGGTATATTACCCGATTTTATAACCCTATATAATGCCAAATAAACATCTTCGGTTATACCTCCAACTCCACCGCTTGTTTTTCTAAACTGTGATAAACTAAGTATGTTCTGCATTAGTAATTGTTGCTCTTGAAGTGTAGAACCTAATTTTATCTTTAACCCGAACTTTATGTCGGATATATCTTCATTTAACTCTAATATCTCTATATCATCTTCGTCTAATGGTGAATTTTCTACACTTAACTTGCCTCGCCTTGCTAATTCTTGCCACTTTAACATTGTTGACGTATATACTCTTTCTATAATATCACTCATCATAGAGTATTCAGGTTGCATAGCATTGTTTGCCGCTTCTATCTTGGCTTCACCTTGCATTTTTAACATCCTTTCATTGTTAGTAGAACCATCCACTAAATCATTTATACCTGTATTTATTTGAATATTTCTTCTGTGTTCATTTATTGTTTCGGTGTATATTCTAAATTGGTCAAAAGCAACACTTGGTATTGGTGCTACAATAGAATGTATATTAGATATAGGATTTCCGTGTGTGTCTTCCGTGTCTATTGTTAATATACCTTTCTCTAAAAGCATATTATACAAGTCAATAGGTGTTTTGATTTGTCCATCTATTTCTGTGTTTTCAAAAGCTGTCTTGTTAAATATAAGTCCGGGAGGTGCAGGTATTGCCGCTATTGCATTTCTTCGTTTGAATGTCAATAAGTTTATCATATCTACATCTGGTATCATTCTTTCCACTTTTGATATTACTCCTGTGGTTGCTCCTATATAAGATAAAAATGCCTTTTTATAGCCACTCTTACCGCTTCTTATTTGTAAATCAGCTCTTCCATACCCAAAAGCAAAATCTGTACCTATAATCCACTTGCCCTCATATTCATATTGTGTCCTTTTTACATCTAATTTAGCCCCTTTCTTTTCATCATCTTTTCTTAATTCATAATCAAACTCCTTTTCCGTATAAGACAAAGAACCATATTTTTCTATAATTTTACTTTTGTATTTTTTTACATCAGAAGATAGCCAACTTCCATCTAATACTGTTACTTTTATATGGTCATAAGGATAAAAACCGTTGTCTTTATAAAAATTGCGATGTTGTGTACTGGCAAAAGGTTGTTCAAATCCGTAACATTTAGCCACTTGCATTAATTGAGATTCTGTAAGTTCGCTTTCATTACGAACATCTGCAATTGTCATTTCTCTTATCTCTGCACACATTGTAATATCCCTAAAATCAAGATATTTACTGCATGGAACAAGTAACATATTAGGGTCAACGTATCTTAACATAGGCACGTTTATAGAATAGTCTATGTATGCTTTAGTCCAAGATATTCCTAAGTCAACCATATCATTCATTAACATCATCTTTAGCATTTTCCACCTCGATTCAGACATTGTTACACCTATGGCTTTCTTCATTTTTATCTCTTCTTGAAGTTTTAACCCTCCTGTTTTAACATATAAATCAACATCTTCTTCGGATTCAAACATGTCAGAATCTCCTTGACCTATATCTATCCCAATGTTTCCTACAAATGTTTTAAATGTCTTGTTTTGCCATATTTTTAACCCTGCTATTTCTTTTTCTCTTTTCTTTTGTGATGCTGGGTCGGTAGCACTAACTAATATCTCATAATCCATTTTATCATAACTACCTATGATTTGGTCACGGGTTTTAACGTGTCCTGTGTCCTGCCCCCACGAAATGTTATAATACGATTTTTTACGTTGGTTGTTATTGTTATCCTTACCTAATAATTCTGATTTATATTTGTTTACATCTACCTTGCCTCTTGCATAAGAACGTAGCTCACTATATTTGCTATCTCCCAAAAGCCCACTTAAATAACCTCCCTTAACTAATATTCCATTACACCCAAGCGTAAATAGATATTTCATTACCGATACACAATAATCCATGTCTTCCTTTTTTTTAGGATTAATATCGTCATCGGGTAGCCTGTACTTCTTTAGGTTTTCTGCTCCTTTATAATTATCTATAAAATTTGATATACCTTTCATAGTCCAAAATTAATGATAAATAAAAATAATTACAATATTGTCTGAACTTCTGAAAAATACATCTTTTGTGAGTTCTTCCTTAGATTTTTTAATTTTTCTTCTCTTAATTTAGCCGCTTCAATAATATGTAAGGTTAGACTGTTGGCGTATAAAGCATAAGAACACGCTGTAAATAAATCATAATCTGTCATTGTTTCATAAGATACAGATAAACATTCCTCTAAATAATCGTTATGGAACTCATGTTGACAATTGGCTAATAAATAGTCTTGCGATACTGTAAATAGATTGTCTTTTGTGAGGTCATTGGTTACTGCACCTGAATTGTCTTTGATTTTTTGTTTCTTTTCATCGTATTGGTGTAATAAATAAGCACCATATCCTCTTTTTCTAAATCCATCTTGAATATGTGGATGGTTCATCTCTGGAAACATATAACAACCATAAAACACACACATTTTTATCATGTCGTCTATGTACTCATCCTTACTCGGTGGTCTGTTATTATATGTACAACAAAATCTATTTGTTTTGTATTTAAACATTACATCATTCCACTCTTTTTCTGTTAATGTCTCTAATTCAATTTTACTTAATGGATTTTCTAATATAGGATTATATCGCATAAATACCGCACCTCCTCCGTTTGAACCCTCACCCTCTGTTTTATCAAAATTAAAAGTGTCACCTCCTGCCACAAAAGACATACTGTTTGATGGTTGCTTTTTACCTGCTTTTATTTTGTATAAATTTCTTTGAGTTTCAGGCAAAAGATAGCTAACTAAAAATTTACCCGATTCGCTGTTGGGTATAAACTCAACCTCTGTGTCTTTTATTCCGTTCTTCCATAAAAAATCACCTCGTATAAGATAATCATTGCCATTAAAGAAAAAATTTAACCTGCTGTTTAGTAACCCTTTATCAAAAGGACAACTCCCTGAATCTATAATAAAACATTCTCTTGTTGAATAAGGATTTTTTCTTATGTTCCTTATATATGCATTTGAACCTTGTTTAAAGTCATTGCGCTCAATATCTAAATTTTTCTTCGATTCTTTTAGAAGAGAATTACCATAAGCATCTATTTTTAAACCATCATACGCAGGAAAAAACAATCTCCATAATCCTGTTGCTGTTGAACCTAATTCATTTTTTTCATGATAACTTGACCCTTTCCATATATCTTTAAATATTTTTAATCCATACCTACCTGTATCTTCCGATGTAGTTGTATGAATAGAAAAACCTGTCCTTTTTCCAAAAGGGTCTCGCATTGCAGGTTTTACTGTCTGCCACCTTTGCATGGCATCAACCACCTCTAATTTACCCTCTTCGTCTGATATGTAAAACCCTAAATATGTACTATCGTAAGCCGATGCTTTGGCTGAACGAAAATCAAGCCAACTTCCTAATTCTAATTGCTCATTAAATAACTCGCCATCGTTTAGTTTAAACTCTAATTTGTTAGAAGGGTCTCTTAGAAAATGGTTGTGTAGTGGCTGGAAAAAATATGGCATACCCTTCCATCCCATAATAACTTTATCAAACAAATCTCCTGCATCCGTGTCGTTTTTGGATTGAATACCACAATGTCTGTTTGTCATTCTTGACATTTCTTCAAATAAAGCACAAGCGGCTCTTATTGACTTCCCATCTTTCCTTTTTGTCATCTCGACAATACCTAAACAAGCATCATCTTTTAACCCCTCTGTCATAAAATGAAAGTATCGTCTTTCTTTATCTCTGTAAGTTGGCTTACCCTCTATTATCGACCAATAACTTAGCCAATAATACATTTTGCCTGTAATATAGGTTCTTACTCCGTTATTAAAGAACCAAACACCATTTAACCTCCTATCCCATTCCGTAAGATACCAATTCCATAGGTCATTGTATTTACTTTTGTTGTTTCTTAATTCTTTATGGATTTCATCGGCAAAAATCTTTCTGTCGGGTTTTTTTGTAACTATATTATTGTGTCTTGAAACTTCTTTGTAAATTCTATTTTCAAGGTTAGACATCCTTTCAGGCTTAGGTATTATTCTCCATTTTTGATTAGATGTGGCTGTTTTGTTAAATAAAATATCTTTATCATTAGGAATATCAGGACACTTAAAAACAATAGGTGTTAAATCTTCATCTAAGTCATTTACTATAATAAATTCCTCTTTGTTGTTATATTTCCTATCTAAAATATACATTATCTTTTAGGCATTTTTACTTTACCTTTTACTACTAATTCTGTAATTCCCTCTACTCTTGCATATTTTAATAAATCATCGTCAACTTCTGATTCTATTATCTTATCAGACATAAGAACTACTTTCTTTAACTCATTTATTCGATTTAACATCTTTTCTAAAGAACCTTGTGTTTTTTCTGTCATTATAATCGCATCTGAAATATCACCTTCTCTTAGATTTCTTTCCATTTCAAATAATAACTTATCATAGGCTATATATGAAGTGGCTAACAATGCGTATTCTTGTGATTTCTGCATGGTGCAAAATCGAATACACATCTTATTTGCCGTAGAACTATCTCCGTTAATTATTCGCTTAACACCACTTGAAAATTTACTAAAACTTTCTTCTAACAGAAATTCAAAGGCTTTTATCTTTCTATCATTTATATTATCATAGTCTTTTACCATAATACTATCTTTATGGTAAACTAACTCCATATAATTGAAAAATAAATCTTCCTCTATTATTACAAGGTTTTGGTTAAATTCGCTATATAAATTTAATGTATTCCATAGTTTACGAACACCTTTTGGATTACCAAAAGGATTCCAATATAAGTTATCAAAATCCTCTTTTTTATACATATAATCTATATTTTAAACAAAATATCACTCTGTTTAATTAACAATAAAGTTTCTCCTTTGATTTCTATTTCGGTAGGACTTCCGTTTCTGTAATAAACCTCATCTTGTGGTTTATACATCATAGGTTCATTCGGTTTACCTGTACCTACTTGTAAAACTAAACCCTTGTTCGGCTTTTGTTTCATATAATCAGGCATAAATAATATTCCATTATCCTCTTGTTGTATAGGCTTTATAAGTATATTGTCAAAATATAGTACCATAATATTAATAAATTACACATTCTGAAATTAAAAACATAGTAGCAGAAGATGACGCATTTTCTAAAGCCACCCTTATTACTTTTATAGGGTCAACCACTCCTGATTCTAATAAATCCTCTATATTGTTTGTTTTAGCGTTATACCCCAAATTAGGTGTTTTTTTGATTTTTTCTGCTATTTCTTCTATATTTTCTACTCCAGCATTCTTTAATATTTGAGAGAAAGGCTGTAATAGTGCGTATTTTACAATATCTACACCTAAGTCATAATCTTTATTGCCTGAAAATTTTAGGCTGTCAGATGCCCTTAAAAGAGATGAACCGCCACCTGCGATATATCCTTCCTCTATTGCCGATTTAGTTGCTGAAACTGCATCGTCTATTCTGTCTTTTCTTTCTCGCATTTCTGTTTCCAAAACTCCACCTACTTTTATGGTTGCCATGTTGTTTTGTAATTTGGCTAATCTGATTTTTGCAAACTCTATATCTCTATCTTTACTGTCATTGTTGTCCTCAATAAGTGTTTCTAACTCTTTTGTTGTTTCTATGTATTTAGGTATATCTCTTTTGCCATCAATGATATAGGTTGTGTTTTTTTCACAAATTACTTTACTTGCTGTTCCAAGATGTTTAAATTGAACCTTATCTAAATGCATACCGGTAGCATCTGATATTACAGTCGCTCCAGTACAAAGTGCTATATCTCTTAATAAAACACTTTTTTCTTCTCCGAAAGATGGAGATTTTATAATACAAGCCTTTAGTGTTCCTCTTTGCTTGTTTAATGCTATAAACTCTAAAGCACCACCTTGTATATCATCAGCAATTAATAATAACGATTTATTCAGCTTTACAACTTCGTTTAATATTCCTTGTATTTCTGTTGGGTTTTGTATTACTTTCTCTACTATTAAGATTTTAACATCGTTAAGTTCTGCCCTCATTTTTGGCACATTGGTAATAAAATCATACCTAATATAGCCTCTATCAATCATTAACCCCTCTGTTATGGATACAGATGTTTCATGGTTGTTCGATTCTTCTATTGTAACGTATCCATTTTTACCAACTTTACTAAAGGCATTAAATAATAATTCTCCTATAAACTCATCGTTATTAGCTGATATGGTGGCAATATTTTTAACTATATCTATGTTTTCTACCTTAATAGAGTTTTCTTTTAAATACTGTATAGTCTGTACAACCGCATCTTCTACGCCTTTCTTCAACTCTAAAATGTTCACATCTTTTTTCATCAACTGCTCATTACATTTATCCACTAATGCTTGTAATAAAACCGAAACAGTTGTAGTTCCATCTCCTGCTTGTTCTACTGTCTTTATCGCCGCTTCTTTTACCAAAGTTGCACCCATGTCCTCAACAGGGTCTTTTAAATAAATACTGTTTGCGACTGTAACACCATCTTTTGTAATGTATGGTCGATTGTTAGAGGTTCTGATAATAACATTCCTACCCTTTGCACCCAATGTTACTTTGATTGCATTTGCTGTGGTGTCTATGCCTTGTTTAATTTTGTTTCTGCCTTCTTGTGAAAATAAAAAATCCATATTCTTAATTTTAATTTTTAATTGATAGCGAAATTAATATCTTTTCTTTGAATTATAGTAATTTCTTTTAATTTTTCATTCTTTAAGAGTGAATTATTGCCTATCATCATTTTTTTTGTAGGTTTAAAATTTACTAAGTCGCCTACTTTTATTGATAAAAAGTTTTCATTTATATCATAAAACATATATCCGCTATTAGGTTTGGACATAAAGACTACCTCGCCGTAGCCCCATTTTTTTAAATTCTTGCTATCTAAATTTACAGAATATAAACCCGATTCCATTTCCTTACTTTCAGATATATCTTCTACTTTTAATCCCAAAAACCCATTTATAAAACTTATACCCTTTTTATCCTCTTTTGCATAACATAAGTCATATCGGATAATATACAGCCTTTCTTTTGTTATTTCATCTACTATAACATATCCCGACACTAAAGCCCCCTCAATGGCTAAATAATGGAAATGTACTATATCTCCATACTCTAAATCTACTTTGTTTTCATAAACTGCAAAACCTAATGAGTGGTTGTTGATTTTTCTAATAAAGTCATCTGAATATAGGTCTTTATTTCTAAGTTGTTCTCCACAATGTATTAATTTTTGTGGTGGAGTAATTACTTGTGCAAAGGTGTGATTAAATCGTTCTTTTTGCCAAGATGTATCAAATACTAAACTTCCTACGCCCGATTCTCCTCTTTCGGTAATTGTTTTTACTAAAACGTAATTGTAAGGTATTTTATAATTTCCATTATCTATAATACAAACAACATCGGTATTTTCTATTATCTCATATCGTTCATTATTGATATTAACTTCGTAGCCTACATACTTATCGTACAAAATTATGTCTCCTACTTTGCAAGAATCAAAATCATCTGTTTCTTCCGATACAGCTATAACCTCTGCTTTAGATTCTAACCTTTTAAAGTTTTCAGGCAAAAGCAAGTTGTTTTCGTTTATTGTGTTGTATTTGAATGGTCTTATTAAAACCCTACCTTTTGATATTTTTATCATAAGAAATTTCCTCTTTGAAATGTTGAACCTAAAATTACGCCTTTATTTTTTTCTTTTTTTTCTTTTTCTTTTTTTAACTTATTAACTATATGTTCTTTTAGCTTTATAGTGGATATATTATTATTTATCGTTTTATGATAATTCATTGTTTTTGTTATTACTCTTTTTATTTCATCTATACTGTTATTTACTAATAATATATCTATAAACTCTTTATCTTCTAATACGGTAGTATCTCTAAAATTAAAGTTTTTTTCTTTTTTCTCTTTATTTATATATACTGTATTATTAAATACTGTATTATTATCCTTTAACTTTTCTTGGGGAGGGTATTTAACTTTTGTTAAAGGGGGGTATTTAACTTTTGTTAAAGGGGGTGTGTAACAAATATTAAGTACCCTGCGTTCAATTTCTTTTGAATTTTCCTTGTAAATAAATGTCGATTTTATGTACTTTTTATCAATCAAAGATTTTATAATCAGGCTTACCCTTGTTTTACTTAAACCAAAGAATTTAGCAAAATATTCGTTAGAAGCATAACAACCATCATTATTATCAAGGCTGTTGATTTCAATGAAAAATATTTTTTCCTGTAAGGTTAAATTTTGGTCAAACCACAATTCTTTTGGAATCCAAATTCCCTCAAATTTTCTATTTAAATTTTCCATAATAAAATAAAAAATGCCTTTCGATTATCAGTTCGGATTGCCGTACGAACTTCAAATCAAAAGGCAAGTAAATTATTGATACAAATCGGCAATCGTATCTTTTCCTTTACAAAGATAGATAATTATTTTTATTTCCTCATAAACATATTTAATATTCTACAATTATTCTAACACTAGCACCTATACCTTTGGCTATTAAAATCAATGTATCATAAGACGGATTCTTTTTCATATTTAATACATCACTTAAAAACGTATAACTAATACCTATTTCCGAACACAAAACTCGTCTTTTAATTTTTTTATGCTTCATTATCATAACTAAGTCGTTAATTATCTGAACCTTATTACTTTCTAAAATAGGAATTAAATCTGTGTGTTTATTTTTTTTCATTTTTTTAATACTACTTGTTTAAATTTTATTATCTTTGCAAATGTAATACTATTTTAAATACTTTCATTATGAATCTCGATTTTAAATACCAAGAAGAAAAAACCCAACCTAAAGAGTGTAGAATAATACCACTACACCCATTGCAAGTAAAAGCAATAAATTTAGAAAAACATGTAGAAGAATTTATTGCATGGAGACAGGTAGCCAAAAATACTGCAATGAATTATCGTTCTGTTTTAAACAAAATGTTAAAAGAGTGTGGTGAGCCATTAAACTGGAACTGCATCCAAGATTATATTAATTCTTTGCATTATAATTACAAAGAATCTCACGTTTTCAGAGTGTCTAACACTTTAAAGAAATTCTTTGAATATTTAGATTCTCATACTGAATTTGAGAATAAAGTTTACAATAGGCTGTTTATTAAAAAATATAGATATGAGGGTGGAAATAAAGATGTTATTTCAGATAAGAAGTTTTTAGAAATATACAAATTATTCGACTTTAGAAAATCGGCAGATATAAGAGATTATGCCATATTAAAACTACTACAATCAACAGGAATGAGGGTAGGAGAGCCATTTCGTATTAAGATAAGCGACATTAAGACTATTAGTGATGCTTTTGGCAATAACTACACAATAATAGACAGTACACAAAAGGGGGGCAGAAGATTAGTGTGTAGAGTACACGATGGCACATTAAAAGCCATAAACACCTACCTTAGAACAAGAGGTTTTTATGATAAAAACGAGCCTTTATTTATACAGCATAAATTTCATTTTAATAAAAACGAAAGATATAAACCTTTAAATGTTACAGTATTTTGCAAGAGACTAAAACAATTATTTGAAGCAGTTGGATTAGAGGATTATTCAAGTCATAGCATACGTTATACAGCCGCTTTTAAAACACTTAATGCTACAAATGATGAAACTAAAGCATCGGCAAAATTAGGACACATAAGCCCAAAAACAATCCAATACTACACACATAATTATAGATTAGAACTTAATGCTATTAATGATACCAATATTGAGTTAAATACAAAATAATACCTATGTCAGATTTAAAGTTAGAATTTTCAATATTAGGTGCGATAATCAACGATGAACCCAATAAGGTTATTGCAATTCAAAAAATAAACAAGAAAGAGTTTTTTGAGTATAAAATATCTCAATACGTTTTTTCTGCGATTTATGACTTATTTATTAACCAATCAGAGGTTGATTTTTTTACAGTAAAAGATAGGTTAATAAAGAATAATCATTATCAACAAATAGGTGATGATGTATATAGTGAAATAACAAGCAATACACTTAGTCTTCCAACACTTGAATTAAGGATAGAAGTATTAAAAAAAGACTATTTATATAGGGTTCAAGTAGATGTAGCCAAAGACATTTTAAACAAAGCACAAAAAGGCGAAATACCTCCAGATGAATTAATTTTAGAAGCCATAAATTCATTAGAAAGTTCTTTGTATGGAGAAAATATTGATACATCTAAGCCTGTTGGAATATTATTAAAAGATATGATGCTTGGATTGTTAAATGAATCCGAAAAAGAGTTAGGATACACAACAGGGTACAAAGAAATAGACGATTACTTTACTTTATTACCAGGAACACTGGTTACGTTTGCGGCACGTTCATCGGCAGGGAAAACGGCTTTTTTACTTCAAGTGTTAAGAAGATTATCTTTTTTAAACAACATACCTTGTGCGGTTTTTTCATTAGAAATGAGAGCAAGTGCGTATGTTACAAGAATAACATCTGCTCATCTTAAAATAAATTCGTATGCTTTTAGAAACAATTTATTAGGCGACAAAGATAAAGACAGGTTTCATAATTTTGTTACCACTTTTTCTGCATCACCGCTATTTATAGACGATAATCCCGAATACGATGTACACTCTATTTTAGCAAAGATTATTGTTTTGGCTATAACAAAACACATTAAGGTCTTTGCAATAGATTATCTTACTTTAGTAAAATTACATTATGAAACAAAGCAAACTACTAAAAGCGATGCTATTGGTTATTTTACGTTTGCTTTAAAAAAAATAGCAAGAAAACTAAATGTTACAATAATTATATTACAACAATTAAATAAAGAATTAGACAAAAGACCCAATCCTCGACCTATAATTGGCGATTTAAAAGATTCAGGTTCTATTGAGAATGATTCAGATGTAGTTGTTTTGTTTTACAGACCCGATATGTACACTCAAAATATTTTTGAAGCAAGAAGTAAAGATGAAAGAGATACATACGGACATTTAGAGGGTAAATATTTTTTGTTACATAAAAACGGAAGAAATATAACTCCAATTGAAATGTCAAATAAATGTGAAGTTATTGTAGCAAAAAACAGGGAGGGAAAAACGGGAAGTTTATTTTTTGATTTTATAAAAGGGTATGGGGGTTTTGATTATAACAATGAATTATCGTCAATTTTAAATAATAAAAAAAATGAATCAAACACAAACAACACAGACATTGCATTCTAAGGAATATTACAACAAAGAAAGAGGTGTGTATATAGAGCGCATACCAGAGAAAGATGAAGAATGGCACAAGAGGAGAAGTAATGGTATTGGAGCTTCTGATATAGGCAGAATACTTGGTCTTAATGATTACGAGGGTGGTAGTTGTATAGAGATTTTTTATGAGAAAATAGGGTTGAAACCTGCCTTTAGGGAATCTAACAAATACACTTTTTGGGGGCATCAACAAGAAGAGTTAATTGCAAACGCTTGGAAGTATTATGACGGCACTAAAGATTCTTACATTTTCAACTATGAAAAAAACAATAAAGTTAGAGATTGTAGAAATGTACACGGAGTTTTATCTAATGAAAAATATCCCCATTTATTTACGAACATAGACAGGTTAATAACAAAAGGCTGTTTTAAATTAACCGATGGTACAATGTTGGAAGATAATGGAATTTTAGAGTGTAAAACAGGGTCATCTTGGGTTGCCAAAAAATGGCAAGAGGGTATAGACCCCATGTATGTAATGCAGGTTCAGCAACAATTAATGATAATGGGTTTAGAATACGCAGAAATAGCCTTTTTAGAGCTTGACAATAGGGAGTTGTGGGTTTACCCAGTCGAAGCCAATAAGTCGCTTATATCTCAAATAGAAGAGCAATCTTATGTGTTTTGGTATAAAATGGTTTTACCTGCCAAAAAATTAGTAGCGGAACGAGAGTTAGAACTCAACAGAGGAAACATGGATGCGGTAAGGAAGATAGAGTACGAAATACAAAAATTAGAGCCTTCTGCCGATGGTTCTGAACGATATAAAGATTTTATGAACCAAAGGTGGTTATCTGAACCTGATATTATAAAAGCGGATGAAAGTCAACTTATAAACGCATTAGAGTTGAAATACTACAAAGAATTAATAAAAGAGTTAGAAAGAGATGTAACACTAAAAGAGAACATTATAAGGCAGTTTATGGGCGACAATATCAATATATCTACAAACAAAACGCCTGATACATTGGATTTTGATGAATATGGTAAAATAACATGGAAAACAGAGGGTAAAAATTTAGACAGAAAGGTATTAAGAACTATTTCGTTTAAAGGCGATGTTTCTGATAGTATTTTGAAGTCAAAAGAACAAATTAACAATAACAAACCAAAAATTTAATTATTATGGAGTTTAACTTAGAAAACAAGGAACAAGTCTATATTGGAATAGATGTAGGAGGTTCGGGTGCTATTGCGATAACAAATGGTAGAGAAATACTTAATGTTATAACTAATGATAATACAGATGCAGATTTATCTGAATTTATACAAGAAGCTAAAGATAGGTATGATATAGTTAAATGTATGATTGAGAATGTACACTCAATGCCAAAACAAGGTGTTTCATCTTCTTTTAAGTTTGGAGAATCAAAGGGTTTTTTAAGAGGACTTATAGTGGCACACAAAATACCATTTGAAGAAGCCAGTCCTCAAAAATGGATGAAACATTATGGATTATCAGGAAAGGGTTTTGATAGCAAAACAGAACATAAGAACAACTTAAAAAATTATGCTCAACGGCTGTACCCAAATATGAAAATAACGCTTAAAACTGCCGATGCAATTCTTTTAGCACATTACTCTTTTTTAATTAACAACAACCTATACAATAATGAAAGATAACAATACAGCAGAAGGATTGAATGTAAAAACCATAAATGGTAAGCATGGGTCATTTCAGGTATTAAGGGTTTACATACCAAAGTTCAGTAAATGGATAGAAGAAAACAAAGATAAAAACGATTGTATTACTTTGGCGTTATACCCAAGAAGGGAAGCCGATGAATACAACAATACTCATACTCCAAAGAAATTCACTTCTAATAACCAATAATGGGTAAAATATCACAAAACACTATTAAATCAGTTTCGTCTATAAATATTGTAGATGTGATAGGTTCGTATATCCACCTAAAGAAACAAGGTGGTATATATAGAGCCTGTTGTCCTTTTCACAATGAGAAAACGCCATCTTTTATAGTAAATCAAAACAACAACTTCTATAAGTGTTTTGGGTGTGGCGAGGGAGGGGATGTTATTTCTTTTGTAATGAAATATGAAGCATTATCTTTTTACGACACAATAACCACACTTTGTGATAAATACAAAATCGAACTAAAAGAAGATGGAGGTAATGAGTTAGATGCAACCCAACTTGAAACCAATAAGATATTAGAAATAAATAAAGTTACTACTGAATTTTTTACATATAAACTACCAAACAGTTTGTCTCATAGACTGATAAAAGAAAGAGGGTTAAGCGATGAAGTGATTAGTTTATTTCAAATAGGACATACATCTTCTTTATACTCACAACTTTATAAGTACCTTATAGAAAAAGGTTTTACCAATGAAGAAGTATCTAAATATGGATTATGTAGAATTAAAGCCGATAACACTTATTATGATACGTTTAGGGATAGGACAATATTTCCTATACACAATAGCATAGGAAAGGTTGTTGGTTTTTCTGCAAGAAGAAATATTGAAACAATGCAACCTAAATATATTAATACATCAGAGAATAGAGTATTTAAAAAATCAAAAGAGCTTTTTGGGTTGTATTTTGCAAAAAAACACATTACAGAAAAAGACGAAGCCATAGTAGTAGAGGGCGCAACAGATGTTATTTCTTTGTTTGACAATGGTGTAAAAAACACAGTAGGAACACTTGGAACTGCTTTTACCACAGAACACGCTACAACACTAAAGAGATACACACAAAATATTGTTATCTTATATGATGGAGATAACGCTGGATTAAAGGCAACATTTAATGCTTGTGAAGAATTATTAAAAGCAGGTATGAATATTTATATATGTCCTCTACCTAAAGATAAAGACCCTGATAATATTGCAAGGGAATTAAAAAACAAAACCAATGGTTATATACAGTCCAATAAAATAGAATTTATAAAACATAGAATATCTTTATTAAAAGACTTTAATATAATAGACAAAGTTAAGTTGGCAAAAGAATTAATTAGGATGATTAATTTACATCCCGATAAAATTACAAGAGACATATTACTTCAAACGTACAATAAAGAGTTTGGCTTTAACAATACAACAAAACCAAAAAAACATCACACTGTATTAGAAATAGAGAAAGAAACAAATATAGAACTCCATTTAATTCGTATTATTTTGATTTACCTAAATGAGTGGAATATATTAAACTACTTTAATAATATAGATAAAAATTTTTATCCTGATATGTTTGAAAACAAAAGATGTCTATTGTTTTTTGAGTATATAAATAGTGAAGATTGCGAAAGTTTTGAACTATCTGATTTCATACACAATAAAGATGTTGCTGTGCGTGAAATATCTAATCTTGCATTAGGATTAGATTACAATATAGAAAATACAGAACAATACGACATAGAAAGCACATTGTATTCTTTTGAACTTAAAGTTGCAGAAAGGCTTAAAAACAAAATACTACTAAACCCCACATTGGACTATAAACACAAATTAAAGGTAATAACTAAACACGAAAATATTATACAACAAAACATAATTAAACTAAGTGAAAATAAAAACCAAAATATACTTGCATAATTAAAAAACTATACTTATATTTGCACACTATGAATAAAGTTACAAAAAAAATGAACGTTGCACACAAGCATATTGTAGATGCAATGAAAGAAAAAAATATGAGTGCCTACAAATTGGCACCCATATCAGGGTTGACATATCCGACAGTTAGGAGGTTTGTCACAAAGACAAACATCAACATAACGCTGGAGAGTTATTTCAAAATGTGCGTAGCGTTGGGAGTTGATTGAAAAAATTAAATTAAAAACAATTACAATTTAGATGCACAATGAAAGTAACACTAAAAAATAACGAAAAAAAACTAAACAATTAAAGAATTACCGTTTTGTAGTGAAAAATAATTAATATGATATTATGCAACAACACAGAATTATTATGGTAAAGTTAGAAATTACAGAAAAACAAGCATATTTAATTATGGATGCGCTTGACCTTTATAGCAGAATTGGAATGGGGCAATTTGATAAAATTAAAGACCATCCAACCATTCAAAATAATATATGGGATAATCATAGAGATGAGTATCACGATTTTGCAGACAAAGAATTAATGATTGTTAGGAATAAATTATTTGATATAAGTTACGGACTTAATGGTAGTCAAGGAATACATAGTACTAAAATTGATGATACTAACAGATTGGCTTTTGATATAAAACAAGTGATAAGGCATGAGTTTTGGAAATGTGAGCCTAATAGAAGTTCTATGACTGTAGATTCGCATATACATTTTACATCTACCGATGGGGAAAGTTGTAAGATTAAATGTGAAGTAATCAAATGATGTTATATTATTTAACTCACAAATAGACTAAAGTTTAATATGAAAGTAACACTAAAAATAAACGGAACAAAGGAGTTAAGCATCACTCCTGATACGCCATTGGAACACGAGTTTATGGCGTTGATAAAAGAAGCAGAAAAGTATGAAGTGGTCAAAGAGCCGAACTCAAACACATTTATTTTTAAATTAATAAAAGAAATCAATGACAATCCATCCGGCAACATTCGTAACGCTTAATCCTATCGGAAAGATGGAGTATTTGGAGAGCCTAATGCTTCTTGAACGGAACAGACAAAATCCTCCACCGGATAAGATAGATATAGTTAAATTGTCGTTATTTTTAAAAGAAGCGTATCCAATGATATTTACGTTACGAAAAACACGTGACATCGTAGCGTATCGTTTCTCCATTGCTTCTGTCCTTTACAACCTTAAATCTGTTATAGGATTAGGATATAGTGACATAGGCAGGATGCTAAGACGTGACCATGCCACTATAATTTATGCGGTAAAAACTACTGCTAAATGGTACGAGTGTGTAGGTTATGATTATGAGATAGGAATCTATGAAGATGTAAATGCAAGTGTTACTGGTTGGATTAAATCATTTATGTATGGAACGATTTAATGTAGAAGTTGTAAATGATGAAAAAAAACTTATTGAAAGAGAGCAACACTACATTGATAACCTAAAGCCTATTTACAATATTTGTAGGGTTGCTGGTAGTTCATTAGGTCTGAAAAGAACAAATGACACAAGGGATAAAATCAGAGCAGCAAATTTAGGCATTAAACATCCGCAATGGAGAAATGAAATAAAGTCAAAAGCACAAGGCGGAGAAAATCATTGGACTAAAAGAAAAGGGTTCAGCAACAAAAGCAAAAAACAAATGAGTGCAACCCATAAAGAAAAATATAGAAGCGGATATAGAAATCCATTGAAGGGAACAAGATATACAGCAGAAAGGATAGAAGCAATGAGGATTATGTCAAGCCAACCAATTATCCAATATGACCTAAATTTAAACCCAGTAAAAGAATGGAATAGTGCGAAAGAAGCAAAACAATGCGGATTTATTCCGTCAAATATTAGTGCCTGCATAAACGGATTAAGAAAAACACATAAAAAATTTATATGGAAAAGAAAATAACACCTATTACCATCTGCATTGACTTTGACGGAACATGTGTAGCGCACGAATTTCCAAAAGTTGGCAAAGACATTGGTGCTGTGCCTGTCTTAAAGAAGCTTATTGAAAGCGGACATCAATTAGTGTTATTCACAATGCGAAGTGATATAGTTAACCCAACTGGAGAAGATAATGAGCTTCATTTAGAAAGTGGCAACTATTTAACTGATGCTGTGAATTGGTTTAAAGAAAATGAAATACCGCTGTATGGTATACAAACCAACCCAACGCAACACACTTGGACTACAAGCCCGAAAGCATACGCACAACTTTACATTGATGATGCTGCTTTAGGTTGCCCACTTTTGTATGGAAACTTTGGCGAAAATGGAGAAGGATTTTATTTTGATAAACCGCAAGTTGATTGGGAAAAGGTAAAAGATATTCTAATTAAAAACGGAATTATCAATGTGTAACGGCTCTGGGGGAAATAATTATTAAAAGTTTTATTGCGCCTAACGTTTTCGGGCTTGGCGAAGGCGGGGATTTTAACCACAAAAGTTTAATAGAATGACAGAAGATAATTTACATACAAAAGTTGATTTGGAAAACGGAAGCCCCGCTTTTGCCAAACCCGTGTTATGTGTAGTTGCGGTCTAATAGCAGAAAGTTCAATTTGAAACGAGATACTTTTTCTTTTCTTTTTTGTGCGGTGGGAAAATAAAAATAAAATAAAGCAGAATGATATATTTAGAACCTTGCGAAGAAACGCTAAAACGATTTGAAGATAATAGCATTGATTTGATTATTACTTCACCGCCTTACAATATAGGCAAAATGCACAGTAACCGATTGCAATTTGGAAGTTATGCCAACAATGATATGAAAGAACCCG